GTGAAGGGGGGGCCGGCGCGCCGCGGCGGCCGGGGGGGGGCCCCCGTGGGGGCGGCGGCCCCTCCGATCGCCGCGTGGTGGAGACGGCTATCGCCTCCGAGCCTGGTCCCGGTTCCCGGACCGGGCCGGGTTGTGCGAGACCGGGGTCTGTCGAACCCCGGGGTGGTCCGACCGGGGGTAGTGGGTTGCGGGGTGCCTGTCCGAGGGGGTATACTCAGGGGCATGAGCGGGACACGCTGGAAGGGCCGGAACCGGAAGCAGCTACGGCAACTGGTGACCGACGCCTACGGCTGGACCTGCGCTCTGTGCCACCGACCGATCGACCCGCACGCGACAGCGCTGCGAGACCGACTGAGCATCGACCACGTACTGCCCGTCAGCCGAGGCGGAACCGACGCGATCGAGAACCTCAGACCAGCGCACTACGGCTGCAACGCAGCGAAGTGCGACGGCTCCCGAACCATCCGACGCCGAACGACCGAAATCGGAATCGCATTTTTTCCGAGCGGCCTGGCCGGCGAGCCCGCCCCCACTTTCCATTTCCCCCCAAATCGTCTAAAATTCGGAAAAAACGGCGAAAAGGAGTGAAAATGCCATTATTCGACCTTGAGGTCAGGGACGAATCGCCCATCCACGACGCCGTCAAGGACCTGATCGACGATCTTGAGGGGGAGGACCTGCTTGATTACCGCACGAAGCTGCTCACGGTCGTCATGCTGTCCACTGCGAAGGCTCTGGACCGCGGCCTGTGCGCCGCGAAGGTCTCCGTCGCCACGACGCAGCTCGCACGGCAACTCCTTGACGGGATTGAGATGCTCCCGAAGCCTCCGGCGAAGACCGGTAGCGTCTTCGACACGCTGCAGACCGTGATCGAGGCCGTCACGGCCCGGTCGATGGGGCTCTGACGCCGATGACCGTCCAGCTGCCCGACGGCCTGACCGCCGCCTACGCCACGATCCGGGATCCGGACCGTCCGAGCCTCGGCCCGGTGGTCGCCGAGGTGTCCGAGCGGGTACGCGGCCGCCGGCTGATGCCGTGGCAGCGGTACGTCGCCGACGTGGCCTGCGAGCTGGACCCCGAGCATCCCGGCGAGTGGTGGTACCACACCGTCATGGTCTCCGTGCCACGCCAGGCCGGCAAATCCGACCTGGTCGGCGCCATCCACCTCCACCGCATGCTCGCTTTCGCCGACCATCGGGCCGTCATGACCGCCCAGACCGGGAAAGACGCCGGCAAGCGCTGGCGGTCCTACGTAGACGACGTGCCGGACGTGGAGGGCTCCGGGATCGAGATACTCCGAGGCAAAGGCGCCGAACGGCTCACCTACGCCCCGACCGGCTCCTACCTGGAACCCTATCCGCCGACGGACTCCGCGATCCACGGCGACGCCATCGACCTGGAATCCGCCGACGAATGCTGGGCCTACACCCCCGAGCAAGGCACCGCGATCGAAGCCGCCGTCAAACCGGCGCAGGCCACGCGGCGCCTCGCCCAATCCTGGCGGCTGTCCACCCGCGGCTCCGAGGCCACCTCCGGCGGATGGTGGGACGAGAAACTCGCCCACGGCCGAGCCGCCACTCGCGATCCCGGCGCCCACATCGCCTTCTTCGAATTCTCCGCCGACCCCGAGCTGGCCGACCAAGACCCGTACGGCGACGCCACCCTCGCCTACCATCCCGCCATCGGCTACACCCAGTCGCTGCGGCGCCTCCGCTCCCTCGGCGACGGACTCCCGATCGCCGAATGGCGGCGCGCTTTCCTCAACCTCCCAACCAAAGGCGACGAGCAAGCCGCCTTCGACGTGGCCATGTGGACCGAGCGGGCCATCCCCGAATCCGACCCGGCCGCCCAGCCCCGCCGGCCCGGCGACACCGTCATCGCCTACGACGCCTCCCGAGACGGATCCGCCGCAACCATCGCCGCCGCCTGGCTGGACGATGACGGAGACCCCGTCACCGCCGTCGCCTGGACCGGGAACGACGTCCGCGAACTCGAACCCCGCCTCCGCCACCTGTGGGCCGACGGATACCGCAGGATCGTCGCCGACCCCACCGGCCCCACCCGGCTCGTAGCCGAAACCCTCGCCGCCGACGGCATCGGCCAGACCGGCGCCTACAGCGACTACCAAGACGCCTGCCAGGCCCTGATCGACCGGGCCAGAGACGGCACCGTCTCCCACGTCCAATCCGCCGCCGTCCTCACAGCCATCGACAAAACCAGGATCCGCACCGTCAACCGCGGCATGGACTTCGACGCCGCCCGCTCCGACGGCCCCATCGACGCCCTCCGAGCCACAGCGCTCGCCGTGTGGGCCGCCGGCAAATACCTCTCCCGACCCGTCCTACAGATATGGTAGAGTGATCGCCGTGACACGGAACCCTTTGATCGCGCTCGGCCGGGCCCTCACCGGCCGGCAGTCCCCGCCGCGCCTACAGCACGTGGAGAACGGGATCACCCTCCGCCGCGACGCCGGAGACGACCCCCGCGTCCTAGACTCCGTCTACCGGGCCCTCGCCATCCTAGAGGGCTCCATCTCCCAGCTCACCCTGGACCGCTACTCGCACGGCCTCGGACGCCCCCGCGGCGCCGCCACGCCGATGATCCAGCGGATCCTGCCCCCCGGCCAGACCTTGCCGGGCTTCCTCGGGGAAATCACCCAGTCGCTCGCCCAGACCGGCAACGCCTGGCTCCGCGTCCCCCGCCCCGGGACCCCCGGACCGGTCCGTGTCCTCGACCCCACCCGGTGCTCCGCACGGATCGACACGGCCACCGGGATCAAGACCATCACCTACGACTCCCGGGACGCCGCGGACATCCGCCAGCTACAGCTCACCCACGTCTCCGGCGAGCCCCTCGGCCAGGGCCCGATCCAGGCATGGGCCGACGGACTCCGAGGCGCCATCGACGCCCACCAATACGCCGCCTCTTGGACCAAGCGAGGCGGCCGGCCCACAGGGATCCTCACCACCGACCAGACCCTCTCCGCCGACATGGCGAAAGAATGGAAAGCTGCGGCCAACAAGACCATGACGCCCGAGGGCGGCGTCGCCGTCCTCGGCAACGGCCTAACCTACAAACAGTGCTACCTGACGCCGGCCGAGCTACAGCTCCTAGACGTACGCAAAGTCAACGTCATCAGCGTGGCGAGGATCTTCGGGATCCCGGCCCGGCTCATGCTCACCTCCGGCGACGGCGACTCCAAAACCTACGCCAACATGGAGCAAGAATCGATATTGTTCGTCAGGCATACGCTGATGCCGTACATGCGGGAAATCGAAGCCGTTCTATCCGACCTGTTGCCGGACGACGTCCGCTTCAACGTCGATGGTTTCCTCAGGCCCGACACCACCACCCGCTACGCCGCCCACAAGGTCGCGATCGAGGCAGGCTTCCTGACCGTAGACGAAGTCCGAGCCATCGAAGGCCTCAACCCACTACCCAAACCCGAACAACCTGAAGAACAGAAGGAGGCAGAAGAAGGCGATGACGAAGGCCGAACACCCGGCGATGAGCCTGAACCGGATCCGGAAGCGTAACGCGTCCATCGACCGGTCCACGGCGCCCGTCGCTTCGACCGACGGCGGCTGGGAGATAACCGCCCGCGCCGTGCCCCTGGACACGCCCACCGAGATAGCGCCTGGCTTCGTGGAGACCATCCAATCCGGCGCTCTGGTTCCACGTGAAACCGGGGTGAAGCTCTTCTCCGAGCACCGCGACGTGATCGGCGTCGTCACCGAGACCCGGGAAGAAGACGGAGGGCTCGTCATCGACGCCCGCATCTCCGACACCCAGCTCGGCAGGGACGTACGCCAGCTCATCGCCGACGGCGCCCTCACCCAGATGAGCATCGGGTTCCTGCCCGCCGAGGACGGGCAGACCATCACCCGCACCGACGCCGGGATCGACGTGACCGTCACCCGCGCCACCCTCTACGAAGTCTCCGTAGTTCCGTTCCCGGCCTACGAGGACACCGCAATCACCGACCAGCGCTCCGCAGAAAGGGAGACCACTATGACGGAAACTGTCATCGACAGACTGGACGACGCGATCGGCGGCCTCGCCGTCGATGTGCGCGCCCTCAGCGACCGGATCGACCACGTCGAAACCGCGCAGGTGGAAGAACCCCATCCCCTCGCCCAGTACAGGTCCTACGGCGACTACATCAAGCGCGCCCCCGAGGGCCTGGATTTCCGGGATCTCACCAAAGTGGGCCAGTCCGCCCAGCCGCCCGCCTGGCTCGGGCGCCTGCAGGCCAAGATGGAAGCCAAGAAACGCGTCACCAACGCCCTGGCCTACACGCACGACGTGCCGGCGCAGGGAGAGACCGTCCAGTACTCCGTCTACAAGGAAGACTCCCTCAAGGTCGCGGCGTACATGGAGGGCACCACGCTCGTGCCCGGCACCATGGCCGACGAGCTCAAGTCGGCGAAGATCATGCCGTTCGCCGGCGCCGTCTCCCTCACCCGGGCGACCGTCAACAGGGCCGACCCGGCCTACCTGGACGACATCGGGCAGCGCATGGCGATCAAATACGCTAAAGCCTTCGAGGACTGGAACGTGCAGTTCGTCCGCCAACAGATTGTCGCCATTGCCGCGGTCCAGTCCGTCGGCGGGCAGACCACCGCCAAAGCCGTCACCGCCGAGTCCCTCCGCAACGTCATCATCGACGCCCAGAAAGCTTTCGATGACAGTGATCAGTATTCGATCGACGGTTTGTTCCTCACATGGGACCTGATCAAGACGATCGCGTCGCTCGGCGAGGAAAAGCGACTGTTGCGCTGGGTCGGCTCCGACCCGGCCGTCGCCAACGAAGGCAAGATCGACCCGACCAAACCCATCACCCTCAGCCTGTACGGGGTGCCCGTCACGCCGCTGCCCGGCGAGACGCTCGCGTGCTTCTACGACAAGCGTGCCGTCGCCATCCGGGACGACGGCGAGACCCCGCTCCGGCTGCAGCAAGACCAGGTGCTCAGCCTGCAGCGGGACGTGGCGATCTACGGCGAGGCCGTGCATTACTGTCCGTTCCCCAAGGCTCTCCTGCCCTGGACGTTCAAGCAGGAATGACCTGTGGCGCTGGCCGTCGATCTTGAGAAACTCAGGCTGGTCCTCACCCGCGAGCTGCACCTCGCGGGTGGGGCCTCCACCCTGGAACCCACCGACATAGCGGAGCTGATCGACACCGCCGTCACCATGGTCCAGTCCTACATCGGCGCCTCCGAGCTGCCCGACCGGATCGCCCACCGGGCCGTCCTAGAAGTAGCCCGGGAACTCAACACGCGCATGCTGAGCCCCGGCGGAGTCTTCAGCGCGTTCGCGGACGCCGGCAGCCCGGTCCGGCTCGCCCGAGACCCGCTCCGCGCCGTCTACCCCATGCTCGCACCCTACGTCAGGCCAGGAATCGCATGACCGAGCTACCCACCATCGGCGGATGCCGAGACGAACTCCAAGAAGCACTCGTAGGCATCCTCGGCGCGGCGTTCGGCACCGAGCTGAACGACGTGAGAGCCTACCTGCCGCAGACCCCGCCGCCGGCCACCGCCTGGATCGAACTCATGGGCGTCGAAGCCGGCGACACCATGAACCTCCCCTACGGGCAGGCCCGAGCAACCTGGCGGGTCACCGTCACCGCCCGTCCCGGCATGGCCGTCGCCGACGCCACCGCCTGGCTGGACCGGGTAGCGCAGGTCATGCTCACCCTGGACGTCGGCGGCATCAGCGTCAGCGAGTACATCGCCGTCTCCGGCGACGCCCTCGCCTCCCCGATCCCCGCCGTCCGCATCACACTCAAGACCATCATCACCCGAAAGGCAAAGTAATGGCTATTCAGCGCCTCCGCGGATCCAAACTGATCCTCAAGATCGACAACGTCGACTACGCCGCCGAAATCTCCGAATGGAAATTCCCGAAGGAAGAGACAAAGGACGCCGGCACCAAGACCTTCGGCGACGTCATGAAAGGCTCCGTCGGCAAAGCCACCCTGGAAGTCACCATCGTCCAGTCCACGTCCGCCGAGGCGCTCCTGATGAAAGTGTTCGACAACCCCGGCAAGGACAACGTCCAGTTCGTGCTCGCACCCCACGCGAACGACACCCCGACGCCGGACGAGCCCCACTGGATCGGAACCCTGGCTTTCCCGAAGCTCCGGCCCGCCCTCGGCATCAAAGCCGGGGACGACGATGCCACGACCGAGCTTGAGTTCACGATCCGCAACCGCGAGAAGAAGACCGCAGCGTAAAAGGAGCCTTGTGATGCATGACGGCGTCTACTCCGTGGGCGACGGAGTCACCATGCGCATCCAAGGGGCGGACAGGGCGATGCGGGCCCTCGCCCGAGCCGGCGCCGAGACGAGCGACATGAAGGAACTCATGCACTCCCTCGGCGATCTCGTGGTCCGCACCGCCAAACCCCTCGCGCCCCACAAGACCGGGCGGCTCGCCGCCTCGATCCGGGCAGGCCGCGGCAAAACCAAATCCGTAGTCTATGCTGGCCGCAAATCGATCCCCTACGCCGGCGTCCAGCACTACGGATGGCCGGCCCACCACATCAAACCGCACCCATTCCTGGTCCAGGCCCTAGAAGCCCGCAATCAGGACATCGTCAAGCATCTACTCAAAGGCCTAGGCGAGATATGCGACAAGCTCGGCCTGGACAACAACATCGGAGGAACAGTCTAATGGAACCCGCAAGCGACGCTCAGATGGAGGCATTCTCCGCCTTCGCGGAGTCCCTCACCATCGGCGAACAGGTCATGTGCACGACCATCACCGGCGTGGACATCGGGGACGACCCCGACCCCAGCCTCATGATGCGCGCCCTCGCCACCATCGCCCTGCAGCGCCTCGCCCAGCCCGGCGACCCCGCCATCACCCCGGCCGTCGCCGACGGCCTCACCATGGCCGACGCCCTGGACGTGATCGAGGCCGCCTCCCACGCCGAGCCCCCGAGGGACACCGCCCTGACCGGCATCCTCGCCAGAATCCGCCCCCACGCCCCCAGCCACGCCGCTGCGATCGAGGCGACGGCCCCGTTTCGTGAGGCAAATGGCCGCCATGGCGACGGCCGGGATCATCGCGTCCCCCAGTGACTACTGGGCCATGACCAGGATGGAGGCCGACGCCCTCATCCGCGAGTGGAACAAGCGTCAGAAGGCATAAGGAAACCCCGGGCCGAGAGAAAGGAGAGGCCCGGGGTTTCCAGCAAGAACATCGGCTGGAAGGAACCGACAGAAGGGAGTCTATCAAGGTGGCAGGCAAGCAGTCAATCAAAATCAGTGTGACAGCCGACACGAAACGGTTCCGGTCGGAGATGGGCAAGATCGGGCAGGCCGAGGGCGGCGTCGGCAAGCTCAAGCAGTCCATGTCCGCCCTCGGCATCGGCATGAAAGGCCTCGCGGCCGGCGCCATCGGCTTCGGCGCCACCGCTGCTTTCGCCATCGGCAAGCAAGCCGTCGGCGCCGCCAGCAACCTGCAGCAATCCATGGGCGCTGTGGACGACGTTTTCAAGTCGTCCGCCAAACAGGTGCACGCCTACGCACAGAAAGCGGCCGACGCCGTCGGTCTCTCCCGAAACCAGTACAACGAGATGGCGACGCTGATCGGCACCCAGCTGAAAAACGGCGGCACGGCCGCCAGCCAGCTCGCCGACCAGGCCAACAAAGTCATCAAGATAGGCGCAGACCTCTCCGCGCAGTTCGGCGGGTCCACCAAGGACGCCGTAGACGCCCTCAGTGCGGCCCTCAAAGGGGAACGCGACCCGATCGAGAAATACGGTATCTCGCTCACCCAGAATGCAATCGATGCCGAGGCCGCCGCTCTCGGCTACAAGAAAGTCAACGGGCAGCTCACCACACAGGCCACACAAGCAGCCACGCTCTCCCTCATCCACAAGCAGTCCGCCGACTCCACCGGTAAATTCGCCCGGGAAACAGACACCCTCGCGCACAAACAACAGGTGCTATCCGCGAAATGGGAGGATGCCAAAGCCAAGCTCGGCAACATGCTCTTGCCGATCGTCACCAAGGTGACGGGGTTCATCGCCGACCATATCGTCCCGCTCATCGGCAAGCTCCCCGGCCTCTTCGCCGGCCTCGGCAGGGTCATCGGCGGTGTTTTCGTCGGCGCCTGGCGGCTACTCGTAGGCGTCGTCAAGGCCGCGGCGTCCGCCCTGCAAATCGCGTGGGAGGTCATAAAAATGGTCTTCCAGCTCGGCGTCACGGCCGTCTCTACCGTCATGTCCGGGCTCGCCACCGTCGTCAGCCTGGCGTGGGAGGGCGTCAAAGCCGTCTTCTCCGCCGCCATCTCGGTCGTGAAATTCGCGTGGGAGGGATTCCTAGCCCTCCTGAGAGGCGGCGCGGCCGTCATCTCCGGGATCTTCACCGGCATCGCCACCGTCGCATCGTGGGTGTGGACGGGGATCAAGGCCGTCATCTCCGGCGCCGGCGCCGTCATCCAAGGGGTCTGGAACGGCCTCAAAACCGCGGCCGGCTGGCTCGGGAGCGCTTTCCAGGGGCTCCTCGGCGTCGTCAAATCCATCTGGAACGGAATCAAGACCGCCATCGGGGCGGCCGCCCACCAAGTCAAAATAACATTCCAGACCATCGTAGGGTCGATAGGCATGGTGATCGGCTGGTTCGGCAAGCTGCTATCCAAAGTCTGGAACGTGATGGGCCAAATCATATCGTCCATCTGGAACGGCATCGTCAAAGTCGTGTCGTGGGTCGCCCAGATTCCTGGGAAGATCGTGAAAGCTTTCGGCGACGCCGGCAAAATCCTCTTGAATGTCGGTAAGAACATCATCAAAGGCCTATGGGACGGCATCAAGAGCGGTTTCAGCATGGTGAAAGACGGCCTCAAGTGGTTGACCAGCAAACTCACATCCTGGAAAGGCCCCGAGGACGTGGACCGGGTCCTCCTGAAAGGCGCCGGGCAGGCCGTCATCCAAGGATTCGTGGACGGCATGGCCTCCCGCTACTCCACGGTCAGGTCCTCCCTCCAAGGCCTCACCCGGGCCATGCCCGGCATGATCGACGGCCAGGCCCTCGCCGGCGCAGCCGCCGACCTGCCGCTCCCCGTCTACGCCGCCGCCGGCGCGGCAGGCCGCGAGACCCACCTGCACGTCACCATCAACACTCTCGCCGCCGACGCCCGCACCGGGCAGGCCGTCGTGGACGCCGTCCGCCAGCACGAGCAATCCACCGGCCGGAAACTCCTGATAGGATAAGGCTATGCACGTCTACCCGCCCGTCTCGCGCTTCGACTTCGCCCCCAAACACTGGCGACAGCGCAGCGGAGACCAGTGGACCCAAGACAAAGTACGGGTATTCGTCCCCGACGCCGAACGGCACCAGCCGAAGGGCAATTTCACGTTCAAAGCCGACAGCCGGGACCTGGTCACCATCGACCTGCCGCCCGTCCCCGAGACCTGGTCCCCCGCGGTCACCGTCACCATCAAATGCGGCACGGTCCCGGGCGCCACCGCCCGGATCGGGATCCAGGGCGCCATCCGCACCCAGACCATGGACGGCACCGACCGCACCTGGCTCTCCTACAACCCCCGCTACCTACAGCGCCTCACCATAGAGACCCCCGAGGTCTGCGACGGGCAGGAATGCGATCTCCACGTGGAACATGAGCTTGAAATCCCCGGCGACAAACAGGCAGCAACCGGGCCGGAGGCCTACGCCCTCATGGCCCAGCTCCCCGACCCCGCCAGCGCCGACCAGCGGCTCGGCAAAATCATCCTCGGCTCCACGACGCTCCCCGACCCCAACCGCAAGGTAGGCGACTGGGAGACCCTCGGCAAGATCAAACTCGGCGAATACACCCTGCCGCCCTCCGACGCCGACCTCATATGGGTCAACATGCTCGAACACGCCACCTCCGTCACCACCGAGCGCGGCATGGACTACGACGGGATCACCTCCACCTACAAGATCGGCACCATGAAAGCCGTCTACTACAACACCTACGACCCCCGCATCGCCAAAATCCACAGGGGCAGGAAAACCATCCTCGTCCACATCCCCTCCGCGACCCCGATCTTCACGGGCACCGTAGACACCGTCGTCTCCCACTACCAGGCCGACGGCGCCTACACCACCGAAATCACCTCAGTGGACGCCACCGCCAAGCTCGCCGCCAAAACCTCAGTGGGGCCGCTCTCCGAGGGGTGGGTGTGGACCGGGAACGGCATCGGCGAAGTCACCGGCCCCAACGGCATCTCATGGCACACCACCCTCAAATCCGACAACGGCTGGTCCCGATTGGGCGTCCACCGCGCCCCCTACACGGAGCGCTCCCTCGCCCAATGGCTGGACATCATCACCGCCACCGGCTGCCGGCCGTGGTTCATCGACAACCGGGGCTGGCTGGCGTTCGCCTGGTCCCCGCCCGACAACCTCCCGACCGGCTACCTGATCGACGCCGGCGGCATCACCCAGTACAAGCCCGGCACGACCTATCCTCAGGCGATCGAGGCGTCGATCGACTACGACGCGTCCTCCGCCATATCCCGCCTGGACATCACCACCGACCACATAGACCAGGAATACGACCAAAACAAGAAGAAATGGATCGATAAAGGCACGCTATCGCAACAGAAGACCACGACGTATGAGAGGACGATCGAACAGGAATTCGGTGAACGCAAAAAGCAAGTGCATATCTCCGTCAACACGTTCGAGTTCCTGCACAACCAGAATACGTGGGCCGCTAGGACCGTCGGTGTCCTGACGCGCAAGCTCTACTACAACTATCCCTCGGCGTGGGTCTCGTCCGTGACCCTGCCGGCCTGGCACGAAGCCGACCCGGCCGTCGCCCACCCCTACCGGGTCCACGGCGACGCCATGGCCGCCGTCGGGCAGACCGCACAGGTCGATTTGACGGACATCGTCATGGTCTCCACGATCCAGGATACCTATCCATGCCACGTCACAGGCATCAAATGGTCCCTGGACACCACGAGCGTGAAGACGACGCTCGTAGTGCAGAAGCCGATGCCGTACGAGCACGTGCCCGCGTGGCTCGAATCCATCCGATGGAAAGGACGCGACTAATTGTACAATTTCACCGACGGCGAACTACTCACCGCCAAGAAACTGAACGACACCTTCCTTGAGTGTCGTACCGAAGCGATCGACAACAGCCTGGTCGCCTCGCACACCAACGGCACCACGATCGCCGGGACCGCACAAGCAGCCTACTGGAAGAAAGCCAGGATCGTCACGGGGATCGTCTTCGCCTACCCGACGTCGATCCAGGACGGCTTCACCTACATGCCCGAAGCAGGATTCCCCGTCACCTTCCAAGAGGGAGTGTGCTCGATCACCTGCACGCCGCTGTCCGGCATCAACAATGCGCAATACCAATGCCAGCCGCCGCCCGGCCCCCTCGAAATCGACTCCCTGAGCACCGAGAAGTTCAGGGCACGCTTCCGGGGAACCGGGGGCAACGTTCCGTACGCTTTCATGTGGACGGCAATAGGATACTAGGAAAGGAACACTACTGCCATGGCTTGGTATCCCGGGGCCAACCACTGGCCCCTCAACTGCGAAACCAGTGATAGGTCGCACACGCCGGTGCGGATGACCCTCCACACCGCCGTCTCCGGCGCCCAGAATCTCTACAGGTATGGGCCCTACAGGGGGACCTATAGCACGTTCTACGTCAACGGCGTCGGGGAGGTGTACCAGTACGCCTCCACCGGGCAGGCCACTCGGGCGTCCGGTGCCGGGAATTTCGGCGATATCTCGGTGGAGACGTGGGACGGCGCCTCCGAGCGGGCCCTCACCGCGTCTCAGGTGACGGCGCTCGGGCAGCTTCTCGCCTGGATATGGGACACCCACCCGTCCGTGCCGCGCCGGATCGCCACCCCCGGAGACCTGCGCGGCCTCGCCTGGCACCGGTTGGGCTGCGCCGGAGATTTCGGGCGTTTCGACCCGACCGACCGGAAAACCTGGTCCAGGGCCCAGACCGGCGCCCGGTGGTCCACCGCCTACGGGAAGAACTGCCCCTACGACTCGAAAATCGACCAGCTGGACGCCATCTACGAAGCCGCGATCGGCGGCGCCACCGAACCCGAACCTACACCACTACCTACAGGAGATGAGATGTTCATCGTATGGAGGATCGGCGACAACGTCGCCTACCTCGTCACCGCCCACTCTATGAGGCAGCTCACGTGGGAGGAGTACCAGGCGTACAAGGTGGCCTGGCCGGAGATTCCCGAGCACAGCGCCTATCCGGAGACCGTCCAGACCCTCATGGGCGCCGTCCACGCACAGGCCAAGACCCTCGTAGAGGACCTGAGGGCGCTGGGAGGGAGCATCTGAGATGAGTATCCTCCTGACCGTCCCGGCCATCGTCGCCCTCACCAACCTCGCCAAGCGCACCGGGCTCCCGAGCAAGTTGGCGCCACTGGTCTCCGTGCTCGCCGGCGTCGCCGTCGCGTGCGGGGACGCCTACTCCACGGGCTCCGGCTACCTCGACGCCGTCGCCCGCGGCATCGTGCTCGGACTGACCGCCTCCGGCCTCTACGACCTGATGCCCGGCGAGCCCAAAGCATCCACGGTCAATGTGTACGGCAAGGATTCCGTGGTGCGGGGCCGCCACTCCGCCGGCCAGTCGGCTCCCGAGGCTGAGACTGAGGCTGAGGTGCCCGCGGCGCCGTCTCCGGCTCCCGAGCCGAAGCTCGACCCGGCGGCTGCGGCGGCCGC